GTGCCAGCGCCCGTCTGGCTTGACCTTGAGCGCGTGCTCAAATACGAACTTCTGCCACGGCATCAGATTAATGCCAATCTGAGAGGCGAAGTCAATGATTTCCAAGCCCTTAGACGGTAAATCGTTAAGCCTAGAGGAGATTCTAGGCGTTCCTGAGCCGATTAGACGCTTAGGTTCGGTACTGATTCCCTGTTCAGACCTGTTCGAGTCTGTAACGACCTGCAACGCCCGATTCTGCCCTGTTGTGGCCTTAGTCATGGCTAGTGCTCTCTTGAGTCGGTGAAAACGGAAAAGGAAGAGTCAGAGGTGTCCTTGCTACACCAAAAAACACGCCTGTTCTGTTTCCTTTCGAATAATTGCATCGAGTACACGCTGCTAAAAGGTTATCAGGCTCATCGGTTCCGCCCTTGCTTATCGGTATCACGTGATCCACTGTCGTAGCATCATTTCCGCAGTACTGACACAACCTAGCGTCTCTAATAAGTATCCGCTCACGTATCTTTGACCAGGCTCTTGTGCCTCCGTTAGCTCTTGCTGACTTAGCTGGCATCAGTGATAGCCATTAGCTTGAAAGAATCTCCATGCGTTGCACATAGATCCGTAACGTCCCTTGATGTATCTGATAGTCCAGTCAATCTGGCGATAGCCATCTAGATTCTTATAGGTTTCATTACGCATCTGACCGATACCGTAGTGCGATCCATTACGAGCCTTAGGATTCCACTGTCGATTCTCTTTGTTTATCAGCTTATAGAAACATTGATACTGCTCATCATTAACAATCCTTGAGTGTGCATAGAGCTTAAATGAATCGCTCTGTGTAGCTGCTTTAGCCTCGACTGTTGTGGATACTGTCAAGATCACGATTGACATAGGAATAGCCAACAAGTTTTTATTCTTTATTTTTATATTTATTTTCTTTTTATTTATCTTTATTTTCAAGATATTATCTTTCAAGTATAGCGATGGATCCTCACAATCTGTCAAGGATTGAATCCGGAGTGTCGCATCGTCCACAGATGCCTGTGGATAACTCTGTGGATAACTATTCAAGGCCAGCCACCAGAGAATCATCGACTAGCTTGACCGAGAACGCCCCACAACCAGAGCATTGAGCGAACCATTCGTGCATTGTCAATTCGGCTCCTTTTGTGATTAGGTGCTCTTTACGCCCATCACCGTAAAGCTTCTTGCATATTGAGCAATCAAATCGCAGCAGTGGCATATTCGCTCCTGACCAATGTTTCAATCGGATTCAGATTGGCCTGATCGACCCACCAGGAATCCTGACGCGGATTCTTAAACCGCTTACGTCTAGCAAAGGCTACTGGAAGCCAGCCGGCGATGTGATAAACCGGCGACTTGCCAACGACCAGAACCGCGATGTCAGTCTCACGATCATTCGGATAGACAATGAGATTGCCGCCTACATAAGACGTCCAGCGCACTTCTAGCCCTTGACCTACATCGGCTCCTCGCTTGCCATTGGATAGGTTGATGTCATAGTCAAGGCCGAAATATCTGGCCACAATCATTTCAGCTCCCAAAGATTCGGCGTATTCCGTTACCTGTTCGTGATTATTTAGCTTGGAGTTGTAATGAATTGTGGTGCCTAGTTGGCCACTGTAGGAGAAGACCACATCGACGGCTCGTTTGTGAATAGCCCATTCATCAGCTGCGCTAATTGTCATTTTCTGCATGACATACAGAACCACAACACGGGCTCTCCTCCGACTGCACGTAGATAACCGGCACGATCTAGCATTTCGATGCGCTTGCAGTGGTCGCAGTTTTCGACTTTGTATTCTGCGACGATTTTGCCATCAACAAGAGTTCGTCCAATCATTGAATCGACGTCAATCATTTCAGTCACGCGGCTCACTGTGTTGCCATCACAATCAGAGCAAGAATCAAGATGCACTCGAAGATTAAGAGAATCTGAATGATGCGCTTCTTTGTCATACTTGAGGCCTCCACTGTCCATCAGATCCAAGCATGTACCAGGCTGGAGGACACTGCTTTGCCTTGACCTTCTCGGAGCACATATAACCGCCCCAGCCTTTGTTCGTCTTGACCGACGTTCCTTCACGCCAGATCATGTGACCATGAGAACACAATGGAGCAGCAGCTACTTGAACGCCTCCTAACGTCTCTTTGATGGTGTCGATAGCTACTCCAAGAGTCGGAATGCCTGCCTCTTCTGCCTCTTCACGTGTCTTAAACGATGGCACGTCTCCGTGCTTTGTGTTCCAGTAGTCATAGGCAACGGCAGAATCTTGCACAATCTTTGGATCGATTCGCTCTACCTGTTGCATATTTTGAACCGTAGGCCGCTTATCTGTTCCTAGAACAAGCCCCGCGCAACGGCCTATCGCGGACGTGCATGTATCTTCTATAAACCATTTTTTCATCTGGACGTTATAGGTGTTCACGTTGCCAAAGGCATAGTCGATACCGGCTGGCTCTTGATCTTCGTAATTGCGATAGATACGGCACTCGACTAGGACGTAGCCCTTTTCAAGATTCACGTCCATGATTGACGTGTGGATTTTGCCTGTTGGATAAGTAGCCCAGAATCGCTGAATCCTTGCAGCTACATCTTCATAATTATCTAAGAAGCTCACTTAGCCACCGCCTGAGATGAAGCGTGACGGCCTACGGCTCGACCGCGTTGGTAGCCGTCTTTGTGGCCTTCTTTGTAGCCCATTGTGTAGCTCACAATCGACCACAGAATACAGGCCAGACACATAAACAGAAATAAACCGATTTCACCTGATGTCATTTTTTGCTCCCGTGGGAGCCTTGTCGAATGCTCCCAGATATAGAGTGACATTGATGTCTGACATGGTCAAGAATCAAGCGTATTTTTCGGCGTGTCCTCGCTCTGTTTTTGCTTTGCTTTAAGTCCATTACCTGCCAAGACGCCGCCCAGTGAGCCAGTTAAGAATATGGCAAGCGTTTTAAGTAGATCAATGAAAGCTGCGTCGTTAGGTGCCTGGCCACCGATTGGCTGCGTAACAAAGATAAGCGCATAGGTTATCCCTAGCGTGACGATTAAGAATACGGCAGCTAGTGTCGACCCAATAATAAGAATAAGCTGCGCATGAACGTCTTCTGGACTACGGCGTCTGGCCGGTCTTTGGATAGAATGATCCAATGATGTCTTCAGTGCAAGTTCCAGTAGCGATGCACGCTGGTTTTTGGCATTGTGGTTTCTCCCAGTTTTCATAGACTTGGCACTCATATCTGACCGAGTCGCTTAAATTGCAGGAAGATAAGGCCAGCAATAATAAGCACAGCCCTATCCACCGCCACACTTATTTCTTGCCGAGCCCGTATGATGCATCCTTTGGATTAAAAAACTTGGCCGCTGGCCCTAAAAGCCCAGCCGCAAAAGCATTGATCAAGACTTTCGGATCTGTAATGCCAGACATATAAAGAGCTGCGACGGCTGCAATTGATGCCCGTAGCCATGATGCTCCTGCTGATTTCAATTCGTTCATTTCTTTTTCTCCTTTTTCGGCTTTGCCTGTAAAAGTGGCTCGACCATTGGATATTCTCCTGCATATGCCACCAGCTTTGGCCTAGCGAAACCGACAATTTCCTTGCCAATATAGCGACGCTTTACCATCACCATTCCGCCGTTGCGTTGATCTCCATCTCCAGAGGTATTGCCTTCGATACAGAGAACGCTGGTAGTGCCGACCTTGACCACAATTCCTATGTGACTGATGCGATCTACGCCATCATGTGGAAAGTCCATGAAGCATAAATCTCCAAGCTGCGGCTTATCGTCAATCCACCGGCCAAGCTCTTTCATCTTATGAGCGCCTAGAGCCGTTGAAACCATTGACGGAATCTTGACGCCGGCAGTGTGGAAGACCCAATTACAGAATGAACCGCACCAGGGCAATCCATCGGCCTTTGTGAACTTGCCGTACTTCGTAAGATTCTCGCCAGTCTCGACCGTGCCGACTTCGGCTAGTGCAATTTCGATAATCCGTGCAGCAGTGCCTTCTGGATACATTAGAGCCCAAGTGCCTTCAAATCGTCAGCAGTTAAACCAAGTTTGGCCAATTTAGCTTCTGCAGTTGCTTTGTCTGCTTCTGCTTTTGCATCTTGTTGAGCTTTCCACGCATCATATTGCGCAAAGCCAGCCGTAAATTGTGCCTTAGTAATTGGCTCGCATTCAAGGAATTGAATGCCTTCATAATCATCGCCGGTAATGACCCAACCGCCTGTCGGAATTAACATTGTTAATACTTCGCCACCTCTAGCCATTTTATGCACCTATCTCTAGTAATAAAATTGTGGACACTGCGACGCCACCTTGTTGAACCCATATTGCAGCAGTATTGTTTTCGCTTGCAAATTGCGTTTTGTAAGTAGTTGCAGATGTTGTTGCTGGAGAATCCAAATAGTTGAAACTAATTGGAACATAAAGTGTTCCTGCTCCGCTGCTTTTCATTGCTTCTCTGATTGCCGTATAGATATCTGTAGCGCCTCTAACTAATTTCATTCCGATAGAGTTTGCAGCGTTTGCTCCTGAACGGTAATTATCTGTGTGTGAAACCATAACTAAAATCTTAGAAGTTGAAAGAGTTGGAGTGATGGTTGCTGTGAGAGTTGTGTCAGCGTAAGTTGAAGATGAACTTTGTACTGTTGTGTTTGTCGTGGCTTGGACGACTTGTAATACTTTGCCACCGCCTGCTGGAGCAGCCCATTTAATTCCTGTACTTTCTGCCGAGTCAGCAGTTAAGACGTGTCCGTTTGTACCTACTGCAAGACGTGCGTCCACTGTTGTAAAAGTAAATAAATCGCCCTTAGTTGTCAGTGGTGTCTGATCCGTAGGAGTGACCCACGTAAAATCCATATTCGTATTAGATGTCTTTGATAAGACTTGACCAGTTGTTCCACCGAGCAGCTCTGACATCGATGTGTCTACGGCTTGGCCGAATGTGTTGAAATCAGCTGGGAGATTCGTAACGAGACTTGAGCTCGTCGGCATGACCCAGCCGAAGTTCGTAGTTGGATTTGCCATCGTTTCTCCTTAATTAACGACTAACGCGTCTGCGTAGTCAAGTGTAGGACTTAGCGTGTTGAAAGTTTCGGCGACACTTACATCTTGCCATTCCATCGCCTGAAGTGAGAATGGCAGTGGCGAGACGATAAGAGTGACCGAGAGTTCATTGAAAGAAGCTTGGAATCGCCAGCCTTCAACGAAGCCCAAAAAGTTTCCGGACTGCATATTGACCGGCAGATTAGACAGTGAGATCGGCTGACCCATGAACACATTGATAAGAGCGTCACGATCTGCATCATCAACTTCTGGATTTGTCAGTGCAAAGGTAATAGATTCTAAGAATGCCTGAGGCTGGGCTCTTAGAGTCAGATAAAAATTGGCTTGAGATAAGGCATCGGCAGAATGCTGAAGCGATGTCGTAATCTGCTGAGCCAGTTTTCCATAGAGTGCGATGGAAGCTGCATCGGTCGCCGTCTGCGTTCCAGATTTCCAGACGATGGAGACATCGTTGCGAATATCTCCGGCCTTAGTTTGGATTTTAATTCCACGGCCTAGAGCTTGATTAGCATCTAAATCCGTGTAGCCGTTAGTTGCTAAATAAGTCGAACGATGAGTCGAATCGGCATAAGAAATCTGACCTTGAGCATTTTCGTAGATATAGCCCAGTCCGGAAGTTGCAAGGTCGGCCACCAGATTCCAAGTAATGGTCTGACTAGATCCGCGATTGGCCAACTCATAATTGCCTGGACGATCTATCTCTCCAAGCCCTGTGTTTTCTGCATTAGCCCAAGTCTGCGTCGCTGGCGTATAAGTCGCCCATGTCAGAGCTGCTGGAACCTCGCCCCAGTTATTGACCAGTAAATCTTCGAGGATTGTATAAATCTGGTCGCCATCGAAATCCTTAGACAACACGCCCAAAGTTAAGACCTTCTGGAGCCTTGAAAGGGCTCCTAGAGCCGTGATTGTCACTTCCTGAGTGATTGCCACTGAGCCAGTCTGTGAAACTGTCACGGCTACGTCCACGATGCTTCCGCCAAAGATTGGAACGAACGTTCCAGAAGTGTCCTTGACTTGAATTGATACAGCGTCATTAATCTGAGCCGTAATAGCGCCAAGATTGAGATTGATGAGATTGATTGTGCAATAGCCGGCTTGAGCCTGTGTGTAGATATTCGTGCGTCCTGATGAGATTGAAAGATTGGCTAGAACGACGTCAGTGTATTCAACGCCTTGAATCGTTACTTTCCAGACTGGAGCCCACTGAGTCATCAGATTGCCTGGAGTGCGCCGGCTCCGCCAGTGCCACGATAGTAAGAATCGTTGAGTGTGTTCACGATTGTTCGTGCCGTACCTTCGGCATCAATCGCTCCATTGACTGTGAGGTTGATAATTGGAGCAGAAGCAGCAGCTAGTCTGGCCGCGTTCTGTGAATCAGTAAATCCACCGCCAGGCAAGCTTGCAAGTGCTGCACCAGAAGCAGCTGATGAGACGCCTCCGCTAGATGTTGTTGTAGATCCTGTTCCTGTTGAAGCCATAACGCTAGGAACCGAAATTGTAGGAATGCTAGCTGCTGAGGTAGTTGTCTTTGGAATTGTCACAGTCGGAACGCTGATTGATGGAGCAGAAATCTGAGAAACGTTAGGCAAGAATGGGACTGAGTTATAGAGACGAATCAGAGCATTGATTCCAGCTACGGCTCCAGAAATTAATGCGTTCAAGCCAGAAATGACCGCGCCGATAACGTTAATGATTCCACCAGCGATTTCGCCCACAACCTTAAAGGCTCCGCCTAAAACTGTGACCAGAATTGGCACGACGTACTTTTGAATAAAGACAATGAACTGTGTAAAGGCTTCTTTGTTGTTATCGATTGCGTCGGTGATTGGCTTGAAAAAGTTAGCGAATTTACCAAGTGCCGGAACAACCTCATTCACAATAAATTCAACAAAGCGCTGAATGATTGGCAGAAGTTGCGCACCGACTGATTCTTTGGCCTCATCTAGTGTCACTTTGAGAATCTCAAGTCGTCCGGCAAAGGTCTTTGCGTTAGCTGCTGCCGCTCCGCCAAAGAGATCTGAGAGCTTTGATTGAACGTCTGTGAATGACATGGCTTTAAGCTCTGCCGTAGATAATCCGATGCCTAGCTTGCCAAGAGCTGCCGTGTTGCCGTCGTATGCCTTACCAAGTGCGTTAGCTACTGAATCCAAGCCCTTGCCAGTAGCTTGAGAGATGTCAAGTGCAAGATTAAGAAGATCTTGAGCCTTTGTTACATCGTTAGTCGAGAGAGACAACCTCTGCAGCGCCGGCCTCAATTGATCGTCCGCCACGCCGGTCGCCAGAGATGTCTTTAGAATCTGTTGCTCGACCGATGCAATCATTTCATTCGTTGCACCAGTGGCATTCTTTAGCGCAGTGGCAAGTCGGATTTGTGCAGCTTCATCTTCAATTGCTGCCTTGACTCCATCGACTGCAAGCTTGACGGCGTAGGCTCCAGCAGCAGCTCCGGCGGCTGCAAATGCCATGCCAGCCTTCTTGCTAAATTCGCCCATCTTTGATGATGAATTATCAACGTCTCCGTTGGCTTGAGCCAGCGACTTTTTTAACTGATCTACATCAGCAAGAATCGAGAGCTTGAGTGTGCGCGATTGTCCGGCCATTTACCACTCCTTCAAGATTCGGTCGAAAGCATTTTCCCACTTGTCAATGATGTCTGGCTGGATTTCGCGTAGTGTCGGATAAATAAACCAACCTTTTGAACCAGCTCCTTTTGTAGATTGGCCTGACCAGACTGGGAATTGCTTGAACTTGTTAGATCCGAATTCTGTACCGCCCCAGAGATCCTTTGTTGTTCCACCGCCAGAAAACTTTTGACTTACGAAGCCGAAAGAGAGCTCACCAATCTTGGAAGATTTAGATACACGGGAGCCACTGGCAATTCTGTCGGCGGCCTTGCCTCTGCTGACGGCCTTTTGCTGGATTTTGCCTTGAGCGAATTCTGCCAGAGCTGACGATTCTCTTTTAGCTGCATCAGTAGCTTCTGCGTCCATCGCTTTGAATGCTGATGTAATGCGACGAAGATCTGCCTTGTCATAGGCAATCTCAACGTTGTCGCTCACTTTGTTTCTCCAGTATCTCGAAAGCCGTATAGATCTGCTCCGCCGTCGTCCATTCGCTCATCGGAATTCCTGTGGCTAT